CAGAACAAAAAGATATATTCACTTCTAACTTAAAGTATCAAACAATGTTGGATAGTGTACAAGGTCGTGGTCCGTGTTTAGCATTCTTACCATTTTGTTCTTTACCAGAACTAGAAGGTTGTATAGTAACATGGGACTTTATGGAAACAATCCATAGTAGGTCTTATACATACATTATTAAAAACTTGTACTCTGACCCTAGTGAAGTATTTGATACTATTATTAAAGACGAGAAGATAGAGAAAAGAGCTAAAGCAGTTACTGAATGTTATGATGATCTAATACTTACAGGTCACCAATGGCATTTAGATAAGAGTAAAGTTGATGAGTATGAACTAAAGAAAAAATTATGGAAAGCTTTGATTACAGTAAACATACTAGAAGGATTAAGATTTTATGTATCGTTTGCTTGTAGTTTCGCTTTTGGTGAACTTAAATTATTAGAAGGATCAGCAAAGATTATTTCTTTTATCGCTAGAGACGAAAGTCAACATCTAGCAGTTTCACAAAGAATTATAAACAATTATAGAGATATAGAACGAGATAAGATAATGGACAAAGTTATTAAAGATACTGAAAAAGAAACGTATCAAATGTATGATGACGCAGTTGGACAAGAAAAACGTTGGGCAACATATCTATTTTCAAAAGGTTCTATGATCGGATTATCAGAAAAATTATTACACCAGTTTGTAGAGTATACCGCTAATAGAAGAATGAAAGCGATTGGTCTAACTCCTGTGTACGATCAAAAGTCTAATCCATTACCATGGACAGATCATTGGTTGAACAGTAGAGGTACCCAGAATGCTCCACAAGAAACTGAAATAGAAAGTTATGTTATTGGTGGAATAAAACAAGACGTAAAAAAAGATCAATTTAAAAAATTTAAACTATAATGATTGAAAAAAGAGAAAAAACTTGCTCTAGCTGCGAGACTAAATATATGGTACAATGGGATATAGAGGTACAAGACCTCGAGCCATTGACTTGTCCATTCTGTGGACGTGAAGTTGAGGAAGTTGAAGTAAATGAAGGTGAAGATACAATCTGGACAAACGAATCCGAAGACGATAGTTGGAATTGATTATAGTTTGAATAGTCCTGCTATTTGTATAGCAGATGATAGCTTTGATTTTGACAAGTGTACTTTTCACTTTCTAACAAGTAAAAAGAAACACATTGGACAATTTGGTAAAAATGTATTTGGTTATGAACATAAAGAGTATACAACTCCTATTGAAAGGTTTACTAACATTTCTAGTTGGTCCTTGGATATTATCCACAAACATAAAGAAGACACAGCAAAAATTTTTATTGAAGGTTACTCGTTTGGTTCTAAAGGTCAAGCAGTATTTCAGATCGCAGAGAACTGTGGTATTCTTAAATATAGATTACAACTCTCACCAACATTATTATATGACACAGTGGTTCCTAGTGTTGTTAAAAAATATGCGTCAGGTAAAGGAAACGCAGATAAACAATTTATGTATGATGCTTTTAAAGAACATACAAAACAAGATTTAATAAAACTATTTGATATGGGGAAATTAAACAATCCAGTTACAGATATTGTAGATAGTTATTATATAGCAAAGGTTGGTTATGAAAATTCTAAAAGCGAAAAATAAAGTAGAAGGTTGTGAAACATTAGTTGCTGATTTAGAAAAATTAGATTTTTCTCATTGTGCCATAGATGGACCAGGTTTTATTAAACTATATATTAGTATGGGCGAAACTATGAATTGGCCATTAATATTATTTAAAGGTCAATTAAGATATGGAAATAAAAGACTAACATATGCCAAGATGCTTGGTTATACACACATTGAAGTTGTTGATGTACAAGATGAAAAGGAGTTAGAACGAGTTAGAGTTATGACTTGTTGGAAAAGAATATGAAGAAAGCGATTATAACAGGAATTACAGGACAAGACGGAAGTTATCTAGCGAAACTACTATTATCAAAAGGGTACAAGGTGTACGGCGCTCAGAGGCGTAATACAGGCCTTAAACACTGGCGTTTAGATGAACTAGGGATAACAGATCAAATAGAATTTGTTGACTTTGATTTAGGAGAACCATACAATATAGAAAAGACTATTGACAAAGCACAACCAGATGAATTTTATAATTTAGCGGCACAATCATTTGTTGGACTATCATTTGAACAACCACAGGTAACTACAATAGCAAATGCGTTAGGTGTTCTAAACATATTAGAAGTAATAAGAAACAAATATCCAAAGATTAAATTTTATCAAGCCTCAACATCAGAGATGTTTGGTAAGGTACAAGAAACTCCACAAACAGAATCAACAAGATTTTATCCTAGAAGTCCATATGGTGTTGCTAAATGCTATTCTCACTATATGACTGTTAATTATAGAGAGAGTTACAATCTATTTGCTTGTAGTGGTATTTTGTTTAACCACGAAAGTCCAATGAGAGGCGAAGAATTTGTTACAAGAAAAATCACAAAAGGTTTAGTAGAATATACAAAGACAGGTAAATTATTAGAACTTGGTAATATAGAAACATATAGAGATTGGGGTCACGCTGAAGATTATGTTGAAGCGATGTGGTTAATGTTACAACAAGACGAGCCAGATGACTTTGTTATTGCTACTGGTAGAACAGTAATGATTAGAGATTTTATTACATTATGTTTAGACGAATTAAATCTAGCTTATGAATTTAATGGACACGAAGTAATTGATACACATACTAGAGAACATATCATCAAAACAAATCCTAAATTTTTTAGACCAGCAGAAGTAGATTTATTAGTGGGTGATAACACAAAAGCAAAAACAAAATTATTATGGAAACCTAAACATACATTAGAGAGTATGGTAAAAGATATGATTACAGAAGATTTGAGAAGATGGAAAAGTTAATCTGGACAGACGAAGATAAATTTTTAATCACTACATTTAATAAAAGATTGTATGATGATTACGCACATAAGTTTTTACAAACATATGCTGAAACAAAACAAACAATCAAAATGATTTGTTATGTAGAAGAAGATTATCAATATCCTAATTACGCTGGTATAACTTATGTAAATATACTAAAAGAAATGCCAGAATTAGTGGCGTTTAAAGAAAGACATAAAGATAAGATATGGAATGATGACAGTGATTTTTTACAAAACGCAGTAAGATTTTCTCATAAAGTATTTGCACAATACCACGCAAGTAAATTAGGTAAAAAGTTTATGTGGTTAGACGCAGATAATATCTTTATGAAAGAGATACCAAATAACTTTATGGATACTTTTATTCCAGGTGATACATTTACTACATTTTACGGTAGAAGTCACTACACAGAATGTGGTGTTATTGGGTTCAATCCTACACTTGATATTAGTAAAAAATTCTTTGATACATATTTAAGTCATTATACAAAAGACACAATATACAATCTACCTAATAAAACAGATTGCCACGCATTTGATAATACTAGAAAACTTGTTCCTGTTAAAGAACGAGATAAAAATGATGGACACGGTGGTCATATTATAGCTAGAGATAAAGAAATTAATCCTTACATAGATCATAAAAAAGGTAAAAGAAAATATAAGGACAATAGTCCAGAATGGGTAAATCAAACAAATGGGTAATAAAGCTGGTAAGATATGGGGTATGACAGAGTTAGTCCACGCAAATGGAGTATTAGAGTTTCATAGACTAGAATACAAAAAGAATGTGGCTTGTTCTAAACACAAACATGAATTTAAATGGAATGGTTTTTTTGTAGAGAGTGGTAAGATGATGGTCAAAGTATGGCAGAAAGATTACGAACTTGTTGATGAAACTATTTTAGGACCAGGAGATTTCTTACAAGTTAAACCTGGTGTCTTTCATCAATTTATAGGACTAGAAGATGGTGTAGCATTTGAATTGTATTGGGCAGAGTTTAATCACAATGATATTAAGCGAGAAAGTATTGGACACGAAGTCAACAAAGATGTTAAGTAAAAAGAAGATTTTAGTTATGGGATTACCTGGTAGTGGAAAGACAACACTAGCAGAAAAACTAGTACCTTTTTATAATGCTGTATGGCTTAACGCAGATAAAGTTAGAAAAGAAGCAGATGATTGGGATTTCTCATCAGAGGGTAGAGTTAGACAAGCTGATAGAATGAAGACATTAGCTCAAAAGGCTATTGATGATGGAAGAAAT